AGAATAGACCAACGAAAGTCCAAATCTGATTGGCTAGGTCTGACAATAAACCTTTAATTAATTTCATTTGCCGAACCTCCTTCTAAGTGCTACTATTTGTCCTACGACAACTGTAGTCACTAATATTTTTTTAGCTTTCTTTCTCGTTACTGGTGACATATCATTTCCGATATTTGCCATCGCAACGAATGCTTGATTAATTGCTTGTACTCCAGGTACTGAAGCAAGTGCACCAGTTACTGGTGTTAAAACAACAGGGACAGCAACATCTGGAGCATTGAAACTAGCACCGCCTGGTTGTCCGATAAATGTATCAGCAGTAGTGATTGCATCTGCAGGAATAGGCAAACCAGATCCTGGAGGTGGGGCAGGTGGTGTAAGATGACCATCTTCTCCAACAACTTGAGGTGCACTTTGTGTACCAAAGAATTGAATACCGCCATTTTCTACTCCTTTTACATCTACTTGAATATGTGGAACTAAAACTTCTGCAGGAGCAGGCTTTGGAATGTCTGTTGGCAATTGTGCAGGATTGTTTGGGACAACTCCAGTTGATGCTATTAGGGCTTTATCTGCTGCAGCTTTATCTGCTGCTGCCTTGTCAGCTGCTTGCTGTGCAGCTTTATCCGCCTCTGCTTTAGCAGCATCAGCTTTTGCCTGTGCATCTTTTTGTGCTTGTATAGCAGCATCCTGTGCAGCTTTTGCATCTTTTGCCTGTTGCTCTTTGGCTGCCTGTTCAGCAGCAATTCTATCCGCTTCTGCTTTTTGTTTATCTGCTTCTGCTTTAGCATTTGCAGCTTCTTGTGCAGCTTTTGCTGCCTCATCTTTAGCTTTTTGTTCTGCTAATGCAGAATCTTGTTCGGCTTTTGCTTTTGCTTCCGCCTCTGCTTTAGCAGCGTCTGCTGCTGCTTGGGCATCTTTTGCTGCTTGAATTTTTGCGTCCTCTGCAGCCTTATCTGCTGCTGCTTGTGCTTCTTTGGCTGCTTGCTCAGCAGCAATACGTGCATCTTCTGCAGCCTTGGCTTCCGCTGCTGCTTTTTCATTTGCTGCTTGTTGTGCAGCTACTGCTGCATCTGCTGCTGCCTTATCGGCTGCTGCTTGTGCTGCCAATGCTTGTGCTCTTGCTTCCCTAGCTTCTGCATCTGCTTTTTGTTGTGCAGCCAATGCTGCGTCAGCTGCTGCCTTATCGGCTGCTGCTTTAGCTATTGCGGCTTGACGATCTGCTTCTGCTTTAATTGCTGCTTGTCTTGCAGCCTCTGCTTCTGCAGCAAGTCTTGCTTGTTCTGCATAGTAATCTTGTGTAATAGTAACAGCATTACCAGTAGCAGTATTTGCATCTTGTACCGCAACAATTGCAGCATCTGCAATGGAATTAGCATTTTGTAATGCAGACTGTGATGCTTCTTGCAAGTTTGTTAGATTTTGTTGTTCAACTGTTAAATTTTGTTGAGCAATTGTTAAATTTTGTTGTGCTAATTCATATACTGTTTGTGCTGAATCAATAATTGATTGCTGTGCATCTACTGCATGAATGGCATCTTGCCATGCTTGATATGCAGCATTTCTTATTGCTAATTGTGTGGCATATGCAGAGTTAGCAGAACCTAAATTAGCCTTTGCTGTATCTACGGCAGCAACTTTAACTGGATCTTGCGTTGTTGTAGTCGTGCCAAAATTTACTGCTGTAGGGCTTGTAAAATAACCTGTACCATCTGCTCTAATAATCATCCAGCCTAGGGTGCATGTTGCTCCCCCGCCATTTTCATAATACCAAAGAGTAAAATCTTGTTGTTTATCTGTTGCAACATTGTATGTTTGGCTGTATTGACTCCAAGTAGAACCTTGATCTCTCCAGTTATTTATTGCTACTTGACCATCAATATAAAGTAATGCCCCGTCATCAGAATAAACTGCATATCTTAATAAATTTGCTTCATCTGGTATGGTGATAGTTCCAGTAAACTTTACAATTACACCGTCTGAACGTGTTCCCATAACTGGTCCGCTACCCCAGTTATAAGTAATTTGAGTAACAGTAGTAGTTAATATTGGAGTTGCATTTGAGGCGGGAAGTGCAGGAGATCTTCCACCTGCAGCATAAACAGTTGCAGTTACACCATTAGTAGTTGTTTGAATAGTTCCATTGTTAGTTAAATCTGTTATAGCATTAGATACAGCATTTTCAGCTATTGAGACATTACTTGTAGCAGTTCCAAGATTACTATTTTCTGTATAAAATCCAGATTGAGCTGTGGTGGATGCTGCTTGAAGATCTGGTAATTTAGCAGTTTCTTTTGTTAAATTAGTTTGAGCATTATCTGCTGTAACTGTAGCAGTATCTAAAATAGTAACGGCTTGCGTTACTATTGCTGTTTGTGTATCCACCGCAGCAATTGCTGTTTGTGCAAACTGTGTTGCAACTGTAGCAGAATCAATTGTTTGTTGAGCTATTTGAATTTTGTTATTTGCCTCAACAACAGCATATGCCATAGGTTCTTGTGTGGTAGCTATAGAAATTGCTGTGGAGGTATCAGTATTGGGAACGTTTGCTTGAATTGCTGAAATTATTGCAGTTCCGTTTGCTTCTGAAGTTGTTTGAAGACTTGAAATAGCTGCATTAATTTTATTTTCTATAACAGCAACTGTAACAGTTGATGTATCAATAACAGCATTTACTGTTGAAGTATCTTTTATGGAGATTGGAATATCTGAGACGGGTTGGGAAGTATTTGTGGCAACGGGTGCATCATCCGCATGTGCCTTATTAGACGGGAAAAGAAATAGCAACCCTGTTATAAACAAGGCTGCTATTATAAATTTAATCTTTCTGGTCATTTAGACCTCCACGTAGAAGCGTCTACATGTATATTATACCAGAATGATTACTTAATTAGTTATCTGATGTGTCTGGCTTATCTTTTGATGTAACATACTTTTTATATGCTACAGGCCAATTTAATACAGCTTTTTGTGCATCAGCTAATTTTAATGTTCCCGCACAAACTAAACGTTTGAGTGCGGACTCTACAACATCTTTTTTACGTGCATTATTTCCAGCATAAGGTTCAGGCCAAAGATTTTTAGGGTCTGTTGGGCTGCCACCTAATTGAAGTGAAATTAAATGATCTTCTTCATATGCCGATGATGCTGTACCAAATTGTGCTTGAAGATATTTGTAATCACCCGCCATCTGAGTTGCTTTTAATTTATTTGTATATGCAACTGTTGGTCTAATTGTTGATGTCCAATTTGCTTTGCAAACATTATCTTTAATATTTGCTTGAGTGACTGATGGATTTAAAACTCCAGGAGTTACTTTAGCATTTGGCAAAACCCAATCTGGTCCTGCTGCAAAGGCCGTGCCACTAAAAGCAATTGCTGCAATTGAAAGAATAATTATTCTTTTCATTATGCCACGTAATCTGGATGACCAAATCCAACAACTACTGCCCACTTACCACGCTTGTTTCCGACTTTATAGCCACGGACATTCATAGCAACTTCTCCGCCATTTGCAGCTGATCCTGCTGGCTTTGAATCTGGGCTAGTGTTTCCCTCAACAGTTACAATTGTTCCGTCTCCATTGTCTTTGACGACAACACCTACATGTTGAATCTGATCAGTTGGTTTTGCTTCTGCTGCAAAATGGAAGAAGATCAAATCTCCAGGCTTAGGGGTTGCATCCTTAGCGTCTGTCCACTTTCCTGCTTTCTTAAAAGCTTCTGCTCCTGCAATTGTTGCTACAACGCTTGGAATTTTTACTTTCGACTGGTCCGCACACCACATCATGAAAGATCCGCACCATGGCTGTCCGTCATGCTTGGTAAATTTACCAAAATCTGTTTCATTATCTTTTGGACCCTCAACTACACCAATTTGTGATCTTGCGATTTCTACAAATCGTGCTGCGGTTCCTTCTTTTGCACCTGTTACTGGTGGTACTGGCTTTGCTGCTCCCATTATTTTACCTCTTTCGTGTGAAATACATTTACTTTAATTTTATTTTTAAGCGATTTAGCTTCCGATATCCATTTATTAATATTAAATAGATATACAGAAACATATATAGTTGATCCAAATATGAACCCCCACTGCTTAGTAATTATAGCATACCATACCCAAGCACATTCCGTAAATATACCAACTGCATATCCACGCCAGTTTTTACGTCCAGTTAAATATATACCAATAACCCCTATTATTGATAAAACCCAAGATTGCCATTGTTGCATTTATTCCTCATACCTTTGCTTAATAGCATCTATAATTATGCCAGCTCTTGGCCCATCTTGATAAACTTCATGAAAATCATCTTTATTAAAATAAAATAAATCCCCAGGTTCTAATTTATAAATATCTTTTCCATTAATTTTCCAATAAGAAGTTCCCAATAGTTGCCAATATAAAACATCATTTGGGTCCTGATGGCTAGGTACTTTGTGTGTAAGTATGCAAAATCTTAAAGCTTGTACATGCCATACTACATCACAATTACAAAGTAAATTTTTATAATAAGAACATTCTTGACCACTTTTCCCACCATTTACTTTTGCCATAAATTCAGAAACACCTTTAAAAATTTCAAAAAGATTATTTTCTTGTAAAAAATAATATCCTGGAAAAACTAATATATTTCCAATAACATTACCACCAGTATTTTGTTTTTCTAACAGCCTATTATTTTTAATTTCAGATTGCTGATAAACAAATTTTACAGCTTCATCCCAAGTTATTTCTGGTTTTTGAAAATTTTTTAAATGCAAGACTTTTTTATTTAATTTAGCTTCTTTAAATATATCTATCATACCTATATTATACCAAAAGGGCGGAACAATTAAGTTCCGCCCCCAAGGTTGTATTATTTACTTAACTGCTGCAAACTTGTACTTCTTAGCCTGAGCATTATACTTTGCAACTAGTGCAAGATAAGCCTTATTAAGAGTAGCAAGATCAGAAGCATGTGCTGCCTTCTCAAGTGTAAGGGCAGTTGTAGCAGCATCTAGAGCAGACTTTGCATCTGCTGATGCCCTGTCTGATGCCACCTTGTCGGCTGCACGAGCAGCCTTTTCTGCTGCAAGGCTTGCAAGATCGTTAGCATGTGCTACCTTTTCTGCTGCAAGTGCTGAGTTCAATGATGCAATCTGTGCACCAAGATCAGATACATTAAATGTTGCAATTGCTGACTTGACTGCTGCAGGAAGACCTGTTGCGGTTGCTGCGATTGAAGCATCTGTTGCAACTACGGTCACTGATCCCGCTACTGCTGTAGCAAGTGTTCCTGTTGCTGATCCTAATACTGTGACTGGAGTTACTCCTGCTGCAGATGTTACAGAAGCAGTTGTAAGGGTCTTTGTAATTGATGCATCAGAAAATGTTGCACCGATCAAAGTTACAGAAACAGCCTCAGATGCAACTGGGTTTCCAAATACGTCTGTTGCTGAAACAGAAATTGTTGGAATAGTTCCGACTGATGCTGCTGAAGGGACTGCCACTGCAACGTTTGCTGCAACGCCTGCTGTACCCTTAATGTAAACAATTGTTGAATATGCACCATTTGTAATGGTAACTGATCCAACAGAAGTAGAAGTTGTGTACGCATAAACTGTTGCTGCAACACCTGTTGATGTTACAGAAATTGATGGTACGCCTGATGCAACAGAAACTGGTGCAAGGCTTGTGTTAAGTGCTGAAACAAGCTTTACGCCTGATGCAACAAATGAAACTGATGTTGCAGTATCTGCCGTAGCAGCAAGTGCTACTGTATTTGATGAATCAATTACATTAGATACTGGGACGGCTACTGCTACTGGAGCAGTTGCTGTTGTTGTGTTTGTTGATCCAGCAACAGTTACCGCAAGCGGTGCTGCATGTGCTGAAGTTGAGATGCCTGCGATTGCAAGAGCTGCAGCTGCTGCAATAGCGATCTTCTTTGTTACGTTCATTGTTTTCCTTTTCTTTAGTAGGTTATTTTCCTAGGTTTTTACCTAATAATTTAGGCAAATCTAACATTCCCTGTTTTAGGGCATCAAGCTCTTTTTTAAGCTTGGCATTTTCTTTGCGGAGGTCTTCCGCAATAGATTCTATTCTATCACATTGTATTTGTTTTGTCTCTATGGCTTCAATATACCAGCTTAATTTTTGCTGAGAATCATGGTATAAAGACTCATAATCAATCTTAGTTTTATTACTCTTCAGTAACTTAAGTTTCATAATCCCTACAATATTGTAAAATTGTCTACAAAACCAGTTTCTGGATTTGGTTCTTCATCTTCTATACCAAGATAATCTTTTAGACTTGCTGGCATATATCTGATATTTGGAGCTTTGATAGTGTTATCTTGCTTTACATCTGATGGGCTCCCGACCACTTCTTCATCAAATGCATCATAGGAGTAGACTTGGATTTCTCCATCTCCCTTTGGTGTTAATGATATCGCATTAAAAATTGCACCGCAAGTAGCATCTGCAAGGTCTTTAGAACCTTTGCGTGGATGATCAACTTTATCCCTTTTAACAATTCTTAATTCAAGCAACTCATCAATAATTAAAGGTAATCTAGGACCAGTTAATCTTTCTTCCATTACGCATAAAAGCATATCTTCATAGTGTTTTTTAGCCACAGAAAGGACTTCACAGTTCATTCCGTATGATTTTAACTGCTCCATCATGTCAAAAGAATTCCATCGGTCAAATGTAACTCTACGAATATTAAATCCTCTTTGTTTTAAACTAATTATATAGTTCTTAACATCTGTAAAGTCAACAGACTTTTCTTTAGTAGGAGTCCAATATCTAATTGCATCAACAACTACAAATGGTTGTGCGTCTGTATATGCACCAGATAGTTTCATAGTAACCCATTTATCCACATGTGCCATTGATACCGCACAATGGTCATGCTTTTGTGCTAAGTCAACGTGTATATAATATGACTTTTCTGGATCAGGCACAAACCATTCCTTAAATGCATTATTTTCATCAAGGGCTATATTTAAATTGCTAAATGCAGTTTCA